AATTGTTAAGAAAACGGAGAAAGGATGCCAAGACTAAGAAAGCTTAAGCTAACATTCGAAATGGCATGTTACAAATACAAATGTTTTTATCGTGATAGGTACAACATGGGTAATGTAGAAGAGCCTGATATTATAGAATCGTTTCTTGATTCTAAGGAAGGTTGGTTGCTTAGAGCTTTTGACGGTAGCCACCTAGCTCATGTTAATAAACATGGGTATGTTAAACTAAACCATTAATAGAGAGGACAATATGTTTGGTAAAAAGAAAGACGATGTGTTGGTGCAAACCAATAAGATGACAGCCGATGAAGTCATTGATACTTATGCAAGACTCAACCTGTATCAGAAAGCAGGCTTACTTAGATTGTTGGTCCGTGATGTAATCTTTGAGTATGAAGATCAACAAATCAGTGGATTGCAATTCAACGACATCGAAGTAGACGGTGCCATAATCATTGCACGGTCAGAAGATTAAATCTTATTGTTAAAACCCTGAACCCTTTTCATTGTGAGGAACTTCCATAGTTCCTCAATTTTTCTAAGCTCAGTACAATGTATGGCCGGGCATACGCCTTGTCCTAGATTTAGGTCAGGTGCATTTTGTTTAAACTCTTTTTGTGTACACCAACCTATAACATCCATAGCTTCTGAGTCAGGTACAGCCTGTACAAGAATGGCTACATCAGCCTTAAAGTAATCTCTCTTCTTAAACAAAAGATGACCGCCCTGAGTAAAGGTAGCCTTCACATCAATCGAAGTTTCCCCAAACCACATATCAATGTTTGGGTCGATGCCACCTTTGTGAATGTCGTGATCTATTTGGAATATCTTTGCTACTGCAAGCTCACCTTTAACTCCTAGATAGTCTATGTCTGCATCGCTTCTTGTTTTATCTCTGCGTTGGTTAGCAACATTAGCGGCTCTAGCCAATTGCCACCGTAGGGATGACGCTTGTTTGCATTCTGATATTTCTTGTTTTGATAATGGTACTCTCATCTTATTCCATATTTTTTTCTTAAAGCAGACACGCCCACTTTAAATATTGTTTTGGTTGTATCGCATGGCAAATCCTTATATGCCGCATTAAGCAACCTATTAGGCAAGTTGTACATCCTTGGAGGTAGCCAGTATGTACTCAAGTGGCAAATGACATCAATGCGTTTTTCGTTAGTGAATCCATTATCTTTTAGAAACTGAACTCTCTCCGCATGTGTATTCTTTTGTGCTACTTGCATTGCCCAATAGGTATGGTCATGTTGTGGCTTCACATCACAAGTCTGACAGCTTAATCTCTACAATACGATTATGTAAATTGAATGGCGTATACACATTAGTATCTCTAGCCACATTCATATTATCTAATGCTTGTTCATTCAATGACCTACCGTACTCTATGGCACTTGGTTCAAGCTCATAGACCACATAAGGATAGGGATGTGTCTTTTGTATTGCCAAGAACTGAAACCTATCTACATCGGTCATACCTACTGATCGAGCCGCATCTAAATAAAACGCACACTGTTGATGATAACCAAAGTTTCTAACAGCGTAGGTAAATCCTTTAGGTGATGCATCACGACAAGTCTTCAGATCAATAATTACATTGTCAGCAAGTAGATCGAATCGTGCTTTACATAAATGACCGAAGTAATCAAAGATAACGGTCAATTCTGTTTTATCTTTTTCTTGTGGCTTAAATGCATCAAGCACATTGGTTCTCTCTACACAGGTATCGTATAGCTCCTGAGTGATAACAGTTCTATCACCTACAGTCGATAAGAAGTCTTCATACTCTGCCTTACCTACCTTGGTTCTTTTATCTACTTGAGGAGCTACCGCAAATTCATCATTGAAAACATGAGGTTCTAAAAACAGACAGTGTTGCACCCTTCCTTCTACAAAGAATGATGCTTCACTGTCAGGTTTCTCCTCATACTTCCAAGTGAACGGATCACGACTAAACGATGTTAAGTCATGAGAACGCACTGCATCTAAAGCGTTGTATTCAGGAAAGGGCATATCTTCATACACACCTTCTTTGTATACAACGATCTCTTTATGATGCTGTTGGAAATCTATTATGTCTGCCATAGTAAAGGTGGGTTGCTAGAAATATATACAGATTTTTATTTGGAGAAAAAAATGAACTACTAGCAACCCTAAAACTTAGAATGGGATGTTTTCTCCGTCATCCTTGTCATCAGCAATAGCATCTAAAGAACCAAACTCTTCTGTCTTTGGCTCTTCAACTTTGTGACCTGCTTTGACTTCAAAAGATTCATCAATCTTGTCTTGCATCCATTCAGGTAACTGAACGAACTTATCGCACTCAGCTTTATCATCGTTAGCATAAGCATCACAATCAAAAGCTATTTGCTCGTTGACGGTTGCAACTTTCTTTACGCCACCTTCAGGTGCATAAACTGCTAATACTTTTGGATTACCACCACTGGTATGACCCACATCTAATTTACAAGTTAGACCTAATACTTTAGTTAGATCGAAACCACCAAGCTCTTCTTGGGTAAATTGTTTTTGCCTCCAAGATACAAGGTGTTGTCTTAGCTTTGCTTTCTCATGTAAAGAAAGATTGTATTGCTGTGTTACTGAAAAAGGTTTTCCATCCTTCATCATTTTATCTGAAGTTTCCCATACAAGAATAACGCTGTGTCTTTTAAAAGTTTCACCTTCGTAAGATTCTTGGTGGGTACCAATGTCTACCACACGATAACATGTGGCGTTGTATTGTCCTTGTTCAAGGACTTCGTAATCACCGCCTGATGATTGTTCTGAAATGGTTAATGCCATAATTTTCTCCTCTATAGGTTGTTTAATTAATCCTTACCATGTATATTGTAAGGTGTTAAAGACAACATATTATACTTTTTTTGATGAGAGGGCAACTATGGGAATAAAGAATGTGCAAGGTGGCAATAAAAGTCACAACGCACCACTGACCGCAGACGCAATGAATCGCTTCATTGATTTCTTAACTAAACACGGATTTGAGAGGAAAGATGAGAACCTTATACCAAACCCTGAAAAACCACAAAGAGCATACACAACCATTAATGGCAAGCGAGCTATGTCAGGGTATTATGCTTACTATGATAATTATGGCACACCTGTGGGGTTTGCCTCTGACTATCGTACTGGACAAACATTTGATTTTAAATTATCAGGTCGGTCATCGACCCCCATCAATCGAGAAGCTCTTGAGCGATTTCAAGAAGAGGCAAAGAAAAGCCAAGAAGCTAAATGGTTAAAAGTTGCTAAGAAAGCAAAAATGATTTGGGATGCATCTTCGCCATGTACCTCTCATCAATACTTGGATAAAAAGAATGTTGCATCCCATTCTTTAAGAGTATTTAAAGATAGGTTATTAATACCTATCGTAGATGAGAAAGGTAAGTTGTGGAGCTTACAAATGATTTACCCTAACGGTAGAAAGATGTTTCTATCAGGTGGTAAGACAGGGGGTTGTTTCTTTTTAATAGGCACAAAGTTAGTTAAAGAATCACGACAGCTTGGTTTTGGAGAAGGGTATGCAACCTGTGCAACCATTCATGAAGAAAAGAATATTCCTATGGTTGTTTGTTTTAACGCAGGTAATCTCAAGAATGTGTCGATGAAGTTTAGCGATTCTATACCTAATAAAGAATATATTATTTTCGCAGACAATGATGAAAACGATGTCGGTAAAAAGAAAGCAATCGAAGCGGCACAAAAGGTAGATGCTGAGGTGGTCATGCCTGAAGACAGTGGCATGGACTTCAACGACCAAAAACAAATTAAAGGTGAGATCGTACCTAAAAATGTTGAAGTGCCTGAACTGGTTGAGTTAGAGAAGTCATCTAAGGGTAGGGTGATGGCAACCACAGAAAACTATCAAGCCCTCATGAACATTTATAAGATTGAAAGTGTTTACGATGTGATTAAAAAACGCATTGACATCAACATACCTAAATTTAAACCCATCGCAGATTTAAAAGATGAAGCGACTTTGGTTGAGCTTGAAAACTTATGTATTAAAAACTTCTTACCACATCAAAGAGTTAGAGATGCAATTAAGATTATCAGTAAAGAGTATAACCCTGTTGC